GGCCATGCCCGCGTGGACGTAATCACTGCCGCCGATTCGCGCGATAAGCAGGTTCGACGGCTTAGTCCATTGTCGCCGGTCAATCCGCCACAGTATGGGGTCGCCATCGTGAATCAGCGGGCGAGCATCGGTGTACAGTTGTGGATTAAAATAATCCAATAGTCTCTACTCAGTTTGAGGTTAAGACGTGCTAGGCAACTCAGTTCCCAACTTCATTAGTTGGACACTTTTTCGCGTTGCTCTATTCATCACGTCAGGAATCGATTTGTAACTGAAGACGTAATACCTAGTGGGATTCGTTAGTGCGTTGTACGCGCGTTGCGTACCTAACCAAAAGACGCTTCCCAAGGGGACTACCCTATCCACCACAGCAATTGCGTTTACTGTGCGAGTGTTTCCTTGAGCATCAATAACTTCCGTTTGCTTGTACTCCCACCTCACGTTGATTTCTATTGGGCTAGAAGAAATCTTCGGCTCTCCATAGTTGTCAAACTCTCCAGAGGCAGCCCAATACATAGCCTTCTGATGCAGGTCTCTTTCTTCCATGCCTGACATTAGTCACGGTCCTCTTGCGTGGGGATCAATCCCTCAGGCGTATCCAAATTCTTTGGAGGCTGTGGCTTGACATTTTCCGTTTCCAACCTACGAATATGAAACTGGTGTGTAACCTTTGCATATCCACGATGTGGAATCACTATTTCCATATCCATAGTCAATCCGGTGTGGGGTATCCCAAACCTCTTACACAGCGCCCTGAACTCCTTGGAGTCGTAGAACTCCAGGCCGTCAACTAGCATTGGGTACTGTTGTTTAATCATTAGTCACGGTCCACATAATCGGTTTGTGAACTAGGAGGCAATCCCAACCAATCGAGTCCCACATTCACTATTCCGTTGTTGAGCTTGCGAAGGTATCCCGTCAAATCCAACATCATCGCCGTTCGTCCCCAATCGTTTGCGTCAAAACAACCCTTACCACTCTCACCTACTTGGAAACTTGCGGAGGCGTCTCCAGTTTTCTTCTCCTTGTATTGCTGACAACGGATAGCGTAGAAGTATGCTGCCAAGTATGTTTCCAAATGCCGCAACATACCAACAGTCATTACACCATTAGTGTCGTTTGTTGCTACCTTATCGACCAACTCATTAGCTACGTCGATCATAGGAGAAACGGATACGTTGGAGTCTACCTCAATAATTCCCCCAACGGTTGTGGCAGTGGTACGAATTGCCATCAGCTTAACACTCCCCGTATGAGGCTGATAATCTCATTCTTCTTTGTGGCATCCCTAAGATCAATTTCCTCTTCAGCTGCCAAGCTTCTCAACTCTGCTACAGTCATAGCTTCCCAACCCCCTGAAGGATTGGTCTTTGCCGTTTTTTCTCCAGGAAGAGAAGGTTCAACAATAGGCTCCTCCACTTCCTTATATCTTGGGTTCATCCCAGGATAGTTCAATAACCCAAGGTCTCTTGTTGTTTGGATTACATCCCCTGGCTCATAGATTCGGGGGCCACCGTTGGCGTCTAGTCCTTCGCTATGGACTCCGCTCAACAGCTCGAAGAAGAAGGTCTTTTCAGACTTCGTTTGTGTTTCCATGATTCGCTCCTAAAATTCCCCAGATTATAGTGACTCTCGACAGCCTCCCTGGGGAAAGAGACTGCCGAGAGTCTAAGCCCAAACCCACACACAAACGCTAGGAGGTAGTACCATGAACGATACCACTCACGCGACTAGATGTAGTGGTGCCAACGTACTGGCTACGGAGGTCGGGAACCTTAATGCACATCACGCGGAAGACCATTCGGCTTCCGCCTTGCTCTTCCCACTGAACCGTAGTCGTATCCATACCGATGACAGCCCGCACGGTATCCGAGGACATCTGAACCAAGAGAAGCTCATCGGTATTGGTGAAAAAGTCAAGCATCTGAACCCGACTAATCCCGTTGATCATTTCTATCCGCTGGCGTACCGTCTTATCAACGGTCGTATAGCCCTGAGCAGAAGTACCAACGACATAGTCAGTATCCAGGTATTGATCCCAACTCGTGCTGTAATACAGCACAAAGGGACCATAGAACTTTTGAGCCCGAGCCAACTCCTTCATAGCCAAGACGTTAGCCAAGAACGTAGCAGCCACAAAACTACCCGAGGCGGTCACGTCCGTCTTGGTAATCCTATCGGGCTGGGTACGGAACCCATAGATACCGCGATTGGAAAACGTGCTAGAGTCTCCGATTTTGGTGTCAGAGAAGTCCGTCACACCAATCGTCATCTTCTCTAGCGTTTCCGATACCCGACGCCCACAACTCTCTGCGTTGCTAGTATCCAATGGCATGCCAGTATTTCGGCTAGAAGCCAATCGCCGTTGAGACAGCTCAAACCCTGCATGGATAATCGGCAAGGGCAGAATATCCGGGGTATAGAGAGGGCTATCATTGATATCGTTGGATAACGTATCCATATCAACTTTCGCATCGCCAGGATCAGTAACCGAATCCTTGATGATGCCGGGCGTAGCCATCCCATCAAACCCGCCATAGGTGTTTGCGCTAACCAAATCGTTCCAGGCAGATAGCCTATCACGGCTTGCGCGGGTAACAGCCGAGTCAATACGTTGCCAAGCCTGATAGGGCAAAGCAGAAGCGTTGAACGTAGCCGGAACCATTCCGTTACTAATCAGGCGGGGCAGCGGGATAGCTTCCCTGAGGGGAACTATTCGCTTCTCTTCCTTACCAGTCAAACTGTTGACGACCATCTTCTCTTCAGTCTTGCCAGAATCAATCCAGCAATACTTTTGGCCGTCCTCCATAATCATCGGGCGAAGCAATCCAGCATCATAGCCTACGGCAGAGAAACGATTAGCCGTAGGGCCTTCAGGCTTTCCCCCCATGACAAAGTCAATCTCGACATTGTCAACAAATCCAAAGCTCATGTCACTCTCCTCTATTGAGTTATCTTGTTAGGTTTTGGGGGTTAAGCACCGCCAGCCCCGTTGAATCGACAGTAAGCCCAACCATCAGCAGTAAGGGCAGAGACAACTTCCAAGCAGGTGAATGGATGCGCTTCAGCATCAGTATCACAAGCCAGCAACTTGCCAGTCCCGTTATCAACCATCAGCTCATCACCGATACCGAAACTGTCTCCAGTTCCGCTTTGGTTTTCTACGAGCATGTTGGCCTTTTCACCCATAGCCGGGAAGTACACACGACCCATATCGCCGTCGGCGTATGCATCGTCATAAGTCTTTCCCTCTTGGTCCTTCTCTAGAAGGATTGCAATGGCCTTACGGTCGCCATCATTATCCACGAAGTTCCCACTACTGTAGGCTTCTGTGCCATAGGCAGCGTAGGTGAATACACCACCAACAGCAGCCGTGTCAGGTTCCAATTCCATCACCGTGCCTGGCTTTGGTGTGCCTGTGACAAAAATGTCCTCAAACACTCCCCGCGTGCCAGCACCGGCTAGGATGCGTGTACCTTTCATAATTGTTTCCTCTCCTCAAACAGATTGTTGATTGGTTAGTAGCTTAAAGATACTCACTCGGCAAGCCTACTGGGGTGAGTTTCTTTGTTTGGTTGTTCGTTTGTCCGGCCCCGCCAGCAGCACCAGAAAAGTTCTGGGTTGTCTCTTCCTTCTTCGGAACCAATACAGACAGAGACCGCAAGTCCTCTAGACTCTTGGTATTCAACGTAGCCGTCAAAGCCTCTTTAGACTCATCAGCCACATTAGCCGTAAGGTTGTCCACCAACTCTGCCTTCTGCCGTTCCATTTCAGTACGCGCAAACGAAAGTTGCTCACGCATAGTCTGAGGCAAGTCCTCTTCCGTAATCGGCTTGGCCTTAGTCTCGTTGACAACAGGCTTCTCCTTGGGTTTCTCTCCGGTCTTCTTGACCTTAGTTTCCCAAGCCTTAGTCTTCACATTCCAGGTATGGTCATTGCCACCCGGATCGGTAAAGCCCTTGACTGCCTCATTGTGAACAGCCTCTTGCTGATCGCTCTTGTCGGCTTGCTGCTTTACCTTGGTCAACTGATTGTCAGTGAGCTTCTCTAGCTCTCCCCGATCCTCAGCATCCCAACAACAAGAATTGGCAATCAGACCTTCGATGATCTTTTTGCGTTCATCCTTATCCATGCTACTCTCCTTCGTGTTTCGGTTTATGTTAATTCCGCAGCCGTCAGCCACAGAACATGCCCCTCTTTGATCTGGTAGTACAGCTACGTGATCTGGGCGGTAGTTTCGGGCTACAAATCGGTAAGGTACTCCGTTCCAGACAGCCCCATCTTCAGCGGGTACATTTTCCGTGAACAGCCCGGTACTTAATTCAACGGGTCTACCTGCTTCAAGATTGTTATAGGTGATTGGGGCAATTGCTTTCATCCGCTCCACATCAAACCAACTCTCTGCTTTCAACTTCCCGTCTTGGGCCTTAGTGTTAAGGACAGTCCCAACGCCTTGACTTTCCAGAGTAGTTGCGTTGCGTGCCGAGATAGCTTTGCCATCTTTATACGGATGACGAATTACCAATGGCATCCCATCCCACGCTGCTACGTTGGCGGCTATCTCATCAGCTGGGTAGTACAAAAGGCCCTGACTGCCATTGAGAATACCCTCAACAATCAACGTCATGGGAGCAACAAGATGCTCACGGCCAAAGAGAATTTCCTTGCGAACGGAGCCAGTCAGATTTGCTACTAGAGTTATCATGCCTGCTAACCTACGCGCAATAGGTGAGCATCCATAGCACGTTTCCCAAGAATTAGCCCTACAGCCTTGCGGAAAAGCCCCAGATACCCCCCAGGGCAGCCGAGAAGGGGTCTGTAGGGCCTTGCTAGCCTCTAGCCTAGTAATTTAGGGGCTAAACGCACCCAAGGGCTTAGGCGAGGGCTTAGGGCCTTGCAGAGAAGAGGCTATAGCGGGGGGTATAGAAGGCTATAGCGGGGGGCCTAGGCTTAGACAAGGCAAGAGAATGGGATTAGACGAGGCGAGACAAAAGACTGAGAGGGATTGGAAGCTATCCTGCTGAGGCTTCTTTGGGATCGATTGGGGGATGACTCAACGGAATGAATACCAGCTTCTTAATCCATTGATACATCCTCTGGCGTTTGGTCCAAACACATAATACGTCTTCTCCCTGAGCGCGCAACAGCGGGCGGAGTTTGGCTAAGTGTACATTGACATTTGTGGGATTGCCTAGCTCATCCGAAAGGCAAGTCATCAACTCTTCTCGGGTGTGAGGCTCTCCATCTCCAAGCACCTTCAAGAGTCTACGGTGTGTGGGCGTTATTCGTTGGGTCATTGCTTGGTTGGCTCCAGTTTAGCGGGTTGGATCTTCGTTACTCTTGGCTTGGGTAGTGTAGGCTTGTCTAGGATACTCTTGGGACGTACCTTGGCTATGCGTACATCGGCTCCTGCCCAGTTGCTACGTGCCTTCTGTTCAGCTAGAGTGCGCTTGGTTTTCTTAGTGAACCTTCCTGTCTCTGGATCTTTGTAGCGTCGGCCTTGCCCCTTAATCATTCTTCCTTGGGGGATTTCTTGTCTGATGTTCTTGTCGATAGCTCCTTGAACTTCTTTTTGTGTGCGCTTCTGTTTCTTGGTGTCTTCTCCCACATTGGCTGGCATAAATGCGCAACGACAGTTACTAACTACAAATCCATCGCTACAATAGAGGCTACTTTCTGTGGTATAATCAAATGCAAGGCCATAGTAGTTACCTAACTCTACTTTTTCGACAGAGAGCCAGACGAAATGATTATCAGCAGCAACCCAAGAGTCAGAGCCGCCCACGCCGCCCGTAGAGGGCAAAAGGACAGTACAGCAACCAAGAAGGCCCGGGCGGAAACCCGCCACCGTCTTGGAATTGGGATCGGGCCACAAGAGGAGGTCTTCGCGGAGTTTCTCGATTCCGCTGGGATTTCTTATGGGCAACAAACCCCTTGTGGGACATATTGCTTGGACTTCACCCTCACAGAATACCCTGTCGCCGTGGAGATCGTGACTGGGGGAGGAAATAAGAGAGTCTCGGCAAACAGAAAGAATCGTCTCAAATACGTCTTGGGATGTTGGAATCTGTTTGTTGTAAACGCCCGGGGTAAAACCTTGATCTTGCCGAAGGTCATAGAGTACCTTATCGCCTTCTCTGATTTCCTTGGCGCGAACCATACCCCGAGCGGTCATCATTGGGTGATTAGGGCCGATGGTCGTCCTATGTTCCCCTCCCCCGGATGCGTACAGTATGACACAAGGACCGCTGTAGTAAGCCCGAACCGCCTCAAGGCACTCACCGTAAGATACAAAGGTTGAAGGACCAAAAACAGCGTTAGGATGTCTGGGAATTATCCCTCTTGCTTCCTTGAGAGTAAGAACTACACCATCCATATCAGCACATAGGGGACAAGTTCTGTCATCGTATGCAGCACTCCATTCCACCATTACGCCTACCTGAGCAACCCCCATCTTGTCCATCGCGTCTAGTTGCCCCTCAGCGTGCGCGCGTATAATCTCCGTGCGTGCAATAGTCAACGCGCGTGTCTTCCCCATATCTAATGTCTTAACCATGCCTCTTGCAATCGTGCGAGGATTTGCTCCTTGGGCTAACCCATCTGCAAGTGTTCTGGTAATCCTACTCGCCATGGATGCGTCTACACCCTTGAGGTCAGTATAGACGCGGCCGGTTATCTGTTTGATTTTGTCGATGGCTATAGGTTGTGCAAACGAGGAGCGTAGAAACTCGTCCTTAGAGCCAGCGTAGAAATCTCGTAAGCTGTCTTGATCGTGCAGGGATGCCTTCCGCGTATCATCGAAAGCACGACCAGCCCCCTTCTTGTACCCATCCTCCACAAACTTTTTGTAGTAAGCTGTTTCCAATTGAGCAGCACTACTAGCAATAATCTCTTGTTGGACTTGAGTAGCAAACCACTGTTGGAACTGTCGTACCTTCGCGGAGTCCGTAGAGAATCGCCAACGAACGTTTACCGTCAATTCGTTATCTACTCTGTTGGAAGGCTTCAAACCGAAAGCATCATCCACAAACACTAGTTGGATTATTGCACTCTTAACTCGGTTGAATCTCGCGGATATGTTTTCACAAGCCCTACGTCTGAGGGTTGCTGATCTAGTTGGATCGGCTCTCAACGGATGTATTGCTGCCATTGGAGTTACCTGATTGGTTTCTTAGGTCCACGGAATATTTTGCATGTAGGAATGGATGGGGGCACTGTTCCATTAGGCCCTGCCATTTGTCTACTCTGTCGGAGGCTCAATGTCCTCAACGCATCAGCCCTTCGCTGTATCTCTTGAGGACAAGGCATGTAGCTTCCAGTATCCTCTTGGGATTCACGTGCATGAGCTGCCTCTATGAGGCTCCTGACATGCACTCCAGCATCCACTAGGATATTGCGAATAAAAGTCCCCGAACACCCGAACCTTCTACTCAGCTTGTACAAGGATTCCCCAGACTTGTACTTCTCAATAATCTCTAGTTTGTCCTTCTCTGTTACGTCTTTGCAACTCATGGTTATTCTCCTGAAGGTGCTTCCTTGTTTGGTTCTTCTTCCAACCGCAAATCTTCTAGGGGTGTTGCGTCTTTGAGAATTTCCTCTGCCTCATCTACGGGAATTTCCAGCACACGAGTCAAGAAGTCTAGCTCACCCATCAGTCCCTCTACACTGCCCTGGATGTACTTTGCCATTGCCTCTGTCCTTTTGACAGCAATATCGGCTTTGACTTCTGCACTGATAGATCCTAAGTCTGGCCAAGTTACTTCATAGCCATCTGAGGGAACGGGTAGCACTCGCATTGCAATGAGTCGATCAACGACAGGACTGATTATGCAGGGCGTGAGATAATAGTTTTGCCTATAGGCTAGATTATCATTCCAAGACCCGTCGTCTTGAGAGGAAGCCAGCTCTCCACGTTCACTTCCCATGAATATCCTCTTAGGACAATCGTGGTAAATGCAGATAGCTTGGATTTGAGCATCGATTTGCGGAGTAGGATCAACAACCTGTGGTGCTAGGCTCTTGGCTTGTAATCCCTTAGTCACGAAGTACCGTTGGAGGCTGTTCGTATAGGCCTCCATCTGCCCCTGCAAAGCTTCCTTGTCGATATTGACGTCACCTCCCAGGGAAGGGTGAGTTTCAAGAGAGAGTCCGGGAAAGGCTCCACGATAGTACATTTCAGGACTAGCGCAATACAACTTGCGTAAGCCAAGAATATTGTCGTAGATTGGGAGAAGGCGAGGCACTCCAAACACTTCGCTGCTACCTCGATTGTCAGCTAGATGAACTACCCTGGTCCAATGGACCTCTTGCTTGTTTACCAATGCCCCTTCTCTTGTACCCGTTCCACTGGGATCAGCGAAGCTAACAGAATATTGAATAGGTTGTCCGTAACGAGGATTGGCCACATCCTTTTCCCAAGCACTAACGGGACATTGAGATTCATCGAAAGCGCGCACATACAAAAGCTTTCGTTGAGGAGTATTTGATCCTGTTGCTTGTCCATCTTCACCAATGCCTTCAACAGGTTCAACCAAGGGCTTACCATCATCAATACCTAGCAACAGAATACCATACCGGCCAATCCCACTCAGTTCATCTCCTCTCCGTAGTCTCTCCCAGATTGGGTGCCCCTTCTCTGTTCTATACCAAGAACTTTTCTGTGGTGTGATGCTTAGGTCTCTCCAAGCCTTTTCAAACGGAGTCTCTTCGTCTACGTCTTCCGTCTCATAGACAGTAGGCTGTACCATCCAAGATTCGTCGGGGAGCAATCCCACAGACCGCTTGGCTATTGCTACTCTGTCATAGAGTTGCTTGTAATTATCGATTGTGATCGTTGAGGTTGTGGGCAGCCCACACTCATCATCGAGGTTTCGGCGAGGGTCTAGAAACTTCCTCGCCATTTGTGCCCTAGAGAGAATTGTGTTTGCCACAAACATCTCATCTAGCTGGTCCACCCTCTTCTTCAATTCTGCTGTTGTGTCTTTATCTGCCATGATTCTTCTCCCTAAGGTTTTGCTCCACTATCTGTATTATAGCCTACCAAGCAGCTCCCGCACTTGCTTGTATCTTTTTGCCATAACGACCGTAGACAGCAAGAGCCAGAGCATCTGCTTCATCGGGACTACACCCGATCAATTCTGTTAGCGTAATAACATTGCTGTTGATGGCGTTGGCTTTCTTCCTCTTGGGAGGGAGTATCATCCTACCCTCCTCATTGTATATGCGAGGGATTGGGGCCAATTGTCTACGTAGCTCCGTGAACTTCGCTGGAATAGCCAACTGTCCTTCCTCTGCTGGATCTAATAGGAGGCTGATCATCCCATACATTTGCGCACGCCGATTGAAATAGACGTACCTCTCTTCTTCCTCTCCCTTGCGTACATCAAACGTCTTTAGTCCTCGCATCTTTTCAGGAGTCAATGGAGTACCAAAGGCCACCGTCCTCACGTTAATTCCCTGAGCCCTTAACCTATCTGCATGTTGCTTGCCTCCACCTCCGCGATCAAATAGGACTCTCCCTGGACTGAGTTTGTGCTCGCGCATAAGCTTGATTGTTCTACCAACAATGACTGAAGTATCAGGAGTCTTCTCGTTGATAACATCTATCACACCCAACCCATCAATCAGCGTCCACACAGTACTATCCCCACCCTCAGCAGGATCCACCCCCATCGTGTCCGCGCGGCGTTGTGGGCTTAGTGTTTCGGCTAGAGCTTCCGCTTCATTAAGCCACTCAGGCGGATACAAGAGATTCTCAGCCCCCTCATAGAACTCAGCATCAAGGGCCACACACTGTTTGATCTTGTCCCAGGTCAATCGATGCTTGACGTAAAGGCTGTAGGACTTTACCCCAGGAATAAGGATTTCATCCGTAGGTTTCTTCTCAAGGCTCTTTTGGAGAAGACCTAGTTGAACGTTTGGGCTATCCTCGGCACTGATCTTGATTACCTTGCGGTAATACCTACCAGGCATCGTGGGGTCTGGCGTATCCCCGCCTGAGTCTTTGGTTTCTGCATTACCTTTGACTGCCTTCTTGAAGAAATTATCACAGTCCCAAGGATTACCAAAGATCAACTTACGTCTTGCCCAAGTATCCGCCATTTCATAGTAAGCATTGGGAACCCCGCTTGCCTCATCAGAGACAAACATATTGCGGGGGACATTATCAACAACCCCTGGTGGAGGCTTTACGTGATGGCCTTGGAATGACTCCGCATTCTCAGGATTAGCTACCATCGTCGTGACGTAGCTGAGAGGGCATTCAGAACCACCAACTATCTTGCGAAGATGTTGATGGTTGATAACGAGAGGCCCGCCGAACTTACTGTTCAACGGGTAGGCAGAAGTTCGGATAAACTCACCAATCTCCCCCCACAGAACGCTCAAGTGTTTGTCCTTAACACTCGTTGTAATGATTCGGCAAGGGTGCCTTGTAAGGAAGAAGGCGAGGACAATGAAGCCTGCCACGTAGTCTTTCCCTAGTTGGTTGCCTGCTACCAATACTGTTTCATCGTCCCTCTCTACTGATTCTATAGCCTCTATTTGTTTATCGTAGAAGACTACATCAGGCCACAAGAGTCTCTTCAAGGCCAGCATTTTGTTGTCAACCAACATGCTGCGCCTCCAAGCAGAATGTAGCTAGCAATTCTCCATCCTCTTGGACACTGATCACTCTGTTAGGTTTAGCAGAAGCATCATAGAGGGCCTTCAAAATACACTCATCGGTGAAGGTTTTTGACTGATAGACTATCTGCCTAATTCTTCCTGTCTTCCGGTCTATTGCAGCAAATACATCCATGGATGTTTTCCTAGGAAATGGTTTGGGTTTCTTGCTCCAATCTCTTCTGGATTGGGTCTTCTCTCTTGCTTCCCTGATCAACTAGGCTGTCCCAGTTGAGAGTGACTGTTTGTTCTGTCTTCTCTACTGCAAACAGCCCCTTGTGTTTCATACACATATCCAACGCGCTTGCCTTGGAGACTAGCTTCAATTCTGTTTCAATTTCTTCATACTCCGTCCCCTCCGGGTCTCTCCAACTCTTCCTCTTCTGTTTAATGCCGTCGATAGCACATGTGATAGACTTAGGCAAATCGTTGATATTCTGTGAGGTAAGCAATAGCTTACCATCCTTATCAACGAAGTCTCTACCATCCCGGGTAGCGCAGGCTGCCAAGTGCATGAGTATCTCGTTACGTTGGATCTCGAACTTCTCTTGGCTTTCCCTCTCAAACTTACCTAGGAAAGCTTTTATCACTGGATTCTTGAGTAACTTGGTAGCACGTACCGAAGCAGTCTTCTTTGAATATCCAGCTCTAATCGCTGCTTGGGTACCGTTATAGTCAACCAAATACTCCAAAGCAAACAACCTCATCTTATCACTGATCCTACCAAGATCAGCCCCATGACTCCTCAACTCAGTACTACCCATTCCTATCCTCCACATACATTATACTAGAAAACCCACCAACTTCTACCATTCCTCCCACACTTCATTTCTTCAGATAGACCACCTTTCCACAAGCATCGCAAGATAAATAATGAGAGTCTGGAGTCAAGCACTCATCCCAAAGATGCCATCCACGAGAACAACAAAACTTGAGCCACAACCAATACACAAAATCGCAACCAAACCAAGATGGATAAGTAATCCCATACACCAGGTTTTTCCTCCGCTCAACTTGTTGATGGACTTCACTCATTGCTTTGCTTCCGCTTGCGCGGCTTCGCGTGTACTGTAGCTATCCCTCGCCAACTCCCGACGGTAGCACCTGACTTGACCATCATAATCCGTCCACGTCATGTCGAGGTCAAATCCGACATCAATTTCACATACTTTTCCGCATGGGTGGACATAGTATCGCATCGTGTTCGGTATGATTGGATCGCCTTGCTTGTCCACTGGCAGTTTGTCAACGATAGCTTGCAGTCGGTCGATCTCATCAACCATCCACTGAAGGCACTCTTCACATTGGCATTCCGTTTTGTGGAATGGCTTACTTACTGGTCCTAAGTACATGTTTCACCTCCCGCCGCTTGTGCGGCTTCTCGAATTGCATCTGAGATTTCCACTTCGCTGAGATTGTTCGATGACGGCTTTCAGCCGCTGAATCTCGGCCTTCGCTGCCTTCTGTCCAAGCACCTGCCCGGCCTCATAATCACCACGCGACTGGTGGAGTTGGAGTGTTTCGTTTGCATCGTCGAGGGCAGTTTGCAGTCGATCATAATCCCGCAAGCACCGTTTAATGGCACTGGTTAAATTTGTTTCCCCCCAGCCACCATCGTCGAAAGACTTACACTGCCCTTCTAGGGTTGATCTCCACGAGGGTCTGATTGTTCCTTCTTGCATCATTCATCTCCTGTCTTTTTGGCAGCTTTAATTGCTTCTTCTAATTCACGCAAATCTTCCGGAACGTATGCGTCTTCGTGGCACGACCGTTCGCCCTCGGTTTCAT